CTTTTGATCAAAGAAGTGGTATACTGTTTAAGCCAGTGATCGTTATAAACTGCTGTTTCACTTTCTGGATCAACAACCCTATAGCAATCTATAATTAGATAATGGTCATCAACCAATTCCTTTAGGTTTAAATCAAGATATAACTTACCGTTTTTCTTATTAAATCTTACTTGAACATCTGGATTAAGTAGATAATCGATAGTCTCCAAGTATGATTTTGTTTGACTATAGTTCAATAAATCTATTGCACCGTAGTAGTATAAATCATTAAGGAAGATCTGGTATTTTACATTGAACATACCCGCCGATAAGGTGGATGAGTCCATTTTAAATACCTTATTGACTGCAATAACTGTGTCAGGTAAAGGAAGGAAATTGGCATTTTCTTCATACTCTAATGATGGTATTCCACCATGAGTACTGGTTACTGTTGTTGTAGAAGCAACTCCCGTGAGAGTAGCCTTCTCAACTGTTGTTAGTTTGTGTTTAAGAAAGACACGATCTATTCCCTCACCATGTCTCTCATGAAAATATTGGACGGCATCATCGATTAGATCATCTACTTGATCATCATCGACATTGATTTCCAGTACTGGTTTTCCGAGTTTCCTAAGAGCGTACTCTTTCAACCCGTCTTTACTGATTGGTTTCGCCATTCCAGTAATTCATAAGTTTCTCCGAAGTATTTAGGTTATATGAAAAAGTATTTTATTGATGAACAAGAGACTTTCGCAATCAACGATGAATTGAGTGCAAGAGTAGAGATAATGGGGTGGGAAGAAACCCCAATAATCTATATTGATAACTTCTACAAAAATCCAAATAAAGTTAGAAATTTAGCACTGAGATGTCCAGGCACAAAGAATCCTAGGATCTGTGGAGGAATCCCAGGCGTAAGAGTAGATATGAATATGCATCTGGATCATTTCTATCCAATATGGACAGAATGTACAGAGAATGTATATGGATTAACTGAAGATGAAAGACCTATTCTGGAACAAAGAATGTTGAAGGTTCCCTTTTCAGTTAATGTTACACAGTCAGCTGATAGGGACAGAATACCTCATGTAGATTATCCAGTTGGTCTTAAAACTAGAGGATGGGCTGGTCTTATATACTTAAATAAAGGTGATGAATGTAGTGGTGGAACTGGTTTCTATACCTATAAGGGTATGCAAATTAATCCAAAGGGTGAAGAATCTAAAGATATTCCGAGAGATAAGTATATTACAGATAGTGATGGCGATTGGGAATTAATACATCTCGTTGATATGAAATTCAATAGAATGATATTCTATCCCGACAATATCCTACATGGATCATATGACAAAGATCTTATATACAAAGATGACTTACACAGGTTAGTTCAGGTGTTCTTCTTACCATTACATTTCTCATGATAATACTTACAGGATACCAAGGTTTTATAGGTCAAGCATTTGCTAAGGTACTTGATCCAGAAAATCTCTATAGAGTAGAAGCAGAAGGGGCTTTTAAGTTTCTAGAGGAATATGAGAATTGGGATAAAGTAAAATTAATAATACATCAAGGTGCAATATCAAGTACCACAGAAACAGATTTAAATAAAATCCATAAGTATAATGTAGAATTTTCTGTTGAACTATTCAAAAAGGCAATAGAGTATCAGATACCAGTCAAATACGCATCTTCGGCATCTGTGTATGGACACATGGAACAGATCATCAATCCATTAAACTACTACGCATTATCTAAAGTTGCTGTTGATTACTGGGTTAATGATCACATAACAGAATTCAAATCAGTACAGGGGTTTAGATACTTTAATGTCTATGGTGAAGGAGAAGAACATAAAGGTAATCAAGCAAGTCCAGTAAGTAAATTCTCCAAACAAGTACAAGAAACAGGTAAGATAAAACTCTTTGAAGGTTCTGATATGTACTTCAGAGATTTCGTTTGTGTTGAAGATGTAGTTGCAATTGTTTTGAGCAATCAAAAGGGTTCTGGAATATATGATTTGGGCACAAGTAATGCAGTTACTTTCCAAGATGTTGCGGAATTAGTTGCAAACAAGTATAATGGTGAAATAGAATTAATACCATTCCCTGAACACTTACGAGGTAAGTATCAAGAATTCACTTCTGCTTTGCCAGTATGGGGTGATTATAAATTTATTACAGTGAGGAATTACGTCAATGAGGTATTGCGTTGATATAGATGGTACTATATGTACCCCAACTAAGGGAAGGGATTACGAGAGTGCTCAACCATATGAGACTAGAATTAATACTCTAAATAAATTATATGATGAAGGAAATTACATTATTTACTTCACTGCTCGTGCAATGGGTAGATTCTCAGATGAGAGACATCCCATAGCTGCAGCAAAGGCTTCAGAAGTCCTATTTGACTTGACTCAACGACAACTTAAAGAATGGGGTGTCAAGTATCACGAACTAATCATGGGCAAACCTCATGCAGATATGTTCATAGATGATAAGGCTTGGCCTGATCATGTATTCTTCAATGATGTGAAATGAGAACTTATCCTAAATCCCCCAGTGCTAGTAGAAGACCTCGTAATGCGAGGGCAGCGGAGCCTATTAAGTATGTTCCAAAGGGTTGGGGATATGAAAAATGGATAGCGAACTGTGAGAAGTATTGTGGTAAGTTATTGTTTATTGTCAAGGGCAAACAGTGTTCATGGCATTACCACAAACTAAAAGACGAAGTATTTTTTGTTCAAAGTGGAAAGATTAAACTCTTCCACGGATGGGAAGATGATATAGAACATGCACATGTAACCATATTGGAAAGAGGAGATAAGTTCCATGTACCTATTGGTCTGAAACATAGAATGTATGCACTAGAAGATACCGAACTATTTGAGTTCAGTACAGAACATTCTGATACAGATTCACATCGTATTCTACCTGGCGATCTGATAGAATAATGGATCTACGTGAAGCGTTACTGGAAGATTTTATAGTCCAGTTCCCAAATACTTTAACAGATGAAGAATGTGATGAGTGTATAGAATGGTTTTGGAATAATGAAGATCTTCATCAAGATGGTCGTACTTATGGGTATGATGATACTGGAGATCGTAGGAATGTAGTTGATAAAAATGTAAAAAGTAATACCCAAGTTCATCCCCGACCAGAACATTCTGTCTCACGATTTTGTGAGAAAATAATGCAGAAGTATAAGAAGTATTGTGAGATAAGACCATATCCATTAGGGCAACCTATGTGTCTTACTGCATTTTCTATTAGGATATATTACCAGAATAATGGATGGTTTATTGAACATCAAGATCAAGGACAAGGACCTAATTCACAAAGACAGTTTGGAATAGTTCTTTATCTTAATGATGTTGAGGAAGGCGGTATGACTTATTTTAATGAACTCGCTGTAGGAATAAAAGCAGAAAAAGGTAAGATGTTAATATTCCCTGCTAACTATTTGTTTAGACATGAAGGTCAGAAACCAATCTCAGGTGATAAGTATGCAATTACTGCCTTTATGAACTTTACACCTTATCAAACTTCCACATAACTAAAGGCTAAAGAAGTTCTTATTCTATCAGTCAAAATATTAGGAGATTGGCCATAATGATCCCAATTAGCCTTAATCAATACTCCTCCATTAGATTGATATGGTATTGCCCAGTAATTATCCTCATTTCTACAACAAAATTCTCCACCCCATTGAACATCCCAGTTTGGAGATGTGAATAATACAAAAGTATAATATTCATCAGTATCAAAATCCTTGTGAAATTCTGCTCCCTGACCAAACGTTTGGCCATTAGTATGAAGTCTTATACATTCAATATCACGACGAACAAATTTCTTAATTACTAGTTTAAGGTAAGACGCAACATCATAATAAATTAAATTTGATGGGCGAACTCCAGTCGTTTCATTCAATTCCCAACTAGTATATCCACCCTTTTCTGTATCAGAAACATTAGACAATCTCCATTCACCAAAGTAAAACAAGGAAGCTACTGCGTCAAACTTGTCTTCAGGTAATATTTTATTAAAAACTACAGGGGATTCTATCATAATCTTGCATACACTTTTTCAATTTCATCTTTATTAAGATGATATGCGCCAGGATACTGAACAGATATTGCAGCACATCTATTCGCAAAATCTATAGATTTAACTAGATCTCCTTTAGTCTCCAAGAACCTATGTACAAGAGAAGCCATAAATGTATCTCCAGCTCCACATACATCAAAACAAGGAACCTTTTCTGAGTTATAAATTATCCCACTATAACTGACTCCTTTAGACCCCAAAGTGACAATGAGATGAGTATCATCAGGTAGATAATCTTTATCCAAAGAATCATATTCTTTTTTATTTATTTTCCAATAAACATTATCTTTTTGAAAGAGTCTTTTCTTTTTAGTATCTACAAATACTGGTCTGTTAAAATGGTTACATAGGGTCAATAAATCTTCCGAATCAATATAACCTTTATCATAATCAGATATAACCAGAGCATCTGGATCCATATGCATCAAAGCCATTTGAACTTCTGATGAAGTTATTCTGGTAACTTTTGGTGTCTCATCCAAACGTAGTAATTGATATTTACTGTTTGAATCTACAAATCTAGTCTTTATTATAGTTTCTCTTTGTTTTAATAAAAGAGTATTATCTCCAAAAGCTTTAAAATTCTCTTCAACATTACCTGCCATGCCAGGTCTAGTTTCCACATGAGTTTGATCCAGAACAGGTATAGGTTGTTCTGGACTTAATCTTTTACATTCTCCAAAGATATACTTATCCTCACAACAATCACCAATAATAAGAATATTATTCATATCTGTGTTCTTGAGATTTGTACATTTCAACACCCTCTTTCCTTCTAATAGGTCTGGGTTTTAGATTTGATGTATCAATAGTAGAATCAAAACTTGATAGTTCCGTCCTAGATGTCCATCCTTCTCTTACTTTTTCTATCACTTTAGTACTTGAATACCAAGGTATCCTTGGAAAGAATCTAACTTCTTTAGCAAACTCTTGTCCAATTACAACTCCATTTCTCCAGTCATCACCCAACAATAAAACATCTGGAGTGTATAATTGTATCAGATCGGATAATTCTTGTCTAGTATTAAACCACAAGACCGTATCAATGTATTTACAAGACTCTAACATAGTGAGTCTAAAAGGAAGATTGTTGATAGGTTTCCCTGTATTAGGTTTATCAGTTTTAATCTTCTCATCACTATCTGTTGCACATATAACTCTATCACCCAATGACCTTGCAACTTTAAAGAGTTGCATATGGCCTGGATGGAGTATATCGAATGTTCCATTTACAAATACTGTTTTAGTCATAGATAACCTCCTTAAGGGGTACTGATCTGTTGATAAATCCTCTCAAATCTTTGAAATACTTATCGACATTAAAAGACATCAAATGTTCTTCACCTTCTTCCTTACAAAAATAGTTTTTAGTTGCAAGGATATCTGGATCATGTTGAGCAGATAAACAAGCGAAATTGTGACCACCAAATATACCGTTCTTAACGGTCTGTCTTGTTACTCTATCTGGATCTGCCATGTCTTCTTCAAATATCATTTGTAGATCAGACTTTTGATGTTTGGATTGTACGTACTTCCAGAAAGGTGTGTCTTTCTTACTATATGCATAATGTATATTAACAATATCAGCTGCATTATTATAGTTACCCCTCATCCTACTATTGAATCCATCAACCTCATCTTGTTCATAATAACCTCCCTTTATAGTCTCTTCTATAAATTCAATACCTCTACAAATTAAAGCAATACCTGTACTCTCAAGGGGTTCAATAAAACCACTACTCAATCCGATACACACAACATTACCTCTCCAAGGTTCTGAAGACATTACTGGATTCCATTGTAACACTTTTAGTTCATCTTTGGTTACTCTACCCTCCCAGAAGTTACAGAAACTTTCTTTTGCATCTTCTATATCAGTAATATCTCTATTGAAAACCATTCCAGATCCTATCCTAGATGTTATAGGAGTTATCCAAACCCATCCATCATCCATTGCACATGCATGAGTATATGGATGCATTTCAGTATCTTTATCCTTATATTCTATTCTTCCTGCTACGGCAGTATTAGTGAATAGTCTATCACTTAAATCTATATCATGTTTATGATCTTTGGATAGTAATTTAGCAAACCCAGTACAATCAACAAATAGATCAGATTTAATTTCTCTTCCGTCTTTTAAAACTAGATGATCAATATCCTCACCATCCCATACTACATCTACAACATCACTTTCTATATGATTAACTAGATCCTTAGTCTCTTTCTTACAAAATATAGGTAACCTTGAAGCATCTAGATGGTCAGCATAAACAGTTATTTTCTCCATCTCAACTCTATTTTGCATTGAAGAATGATAAGTTGCTAAAGTCTCTATCAGGTTAAACTTATCTCTATACTTACTCCATATATCCCACATAGGTGCTACTTTATAACACGACTCTGAGTATTTGGGTACATTAGATACCTTTACTTTATTGTATGTTATATCAGTAAATCCAAAAGGATGCCAAACATTATCGGTTTCACTACCATCTGTCCATCCAGAAAATAAAATACCACCCTTATAGATTGCATGTAATTCCTTCATCCAATACTCTCTGGTGAATCCCATATTTTCCATGAAGGCACCGAACTGCAATATAGTAGCTTCTCCAACTCCAATTGGGTTTGGGATTTCTTTATCAATAATTGTTATCTCTAGTTCATCACTATATGGCATTATTGGGGAACACTGATGAACAGTTATCCTTTTAGCAAAATAACATGCAGTAAGCCATCCAGCAGTACCACCGCCTACTATAGTAATATTTTTTACTTTTTTATATCGGTTCATGATTAATTATGTTTCAAGTGGGCATTTCTAAAGTGGGACAATTTAGCCATTGGTCTTTTCTTTAAATATGTATCAACAAATTCATGATGATTCATTAGACTCTCTCCTTGACTCAAACATTCGTTTGCTTGTTCCAATATATTTTTTACGTTATGTCTCACCATATGATCTTTTGGAGAAAATTCAAATCCCATCATAATCATCCAATGAATCCAATTCGCTCCACCAAAGATCCAATTTTTACCACCAAGAATAGATCTATCTTTTGATTTCATATTATCAAGATAGAATTTTTGTGCATCCGACATTTGATAACACCCTCTCACATATCTCCAGAACTTAGTATCTCTGTATGATTTTGAGTAATGCATATTCACAAAGTTTGTACATATTTCAAATCCTTGTATCATCCAACTATTGAAATATTGAATATCATGATCTGTATAATAACCACTCTCTAATAGATTACAAGCAGTAGCAATACCTTCACATATCAAAGCTACCCCCGTACTCTCAAGTGGTTCAATAAATCCTGCTGACAATCCAATAGATATTACATTTTTATCCCATTGATTCTTATCATAATATGGAGTCCAATCTATTAATTTTAAATCTACTTCTTGACCCCAATGGTTATAAAATTCTTGTTTAGCTTCTTCTTGAGTGGTTATATCCATATTGAAAACAATTCCAGATCCAATCCTAGACTGTAATGGTATCTCCCATATCCAACCACTATCTACTACTGGACAATTAACATAAGGTTTAAGTTGTTCTTCTCTATTGGTATAAGGAATATGACCAGCAAGAGCCGTATTAACATATAAACGATCTGAGAGATCTACAGTATCTCTAACATCTTTAAGAATACTTCCGTGTCCAGTACAATCTATAAACAGATCTCCCTCTATAATATCACCCTGTTCAAGAAGTAAAGATTCAATACCTCTATCACTATGTTGTGCAATACCAACTACTTCTTTTTCTATAAGAGTAATACTATTCTCCAACTTCTTACGAAGATATTCAATTAATTTTATACAATCAATATGTAAAGCATAAGACCCATTTAATTGATCCCTATCGACTTTATTACCCATACTAACTTGGTATAAAGCCATTAGTGAAGCAAAGTCATAATCTTGTTCATGGGACCACCCATCTATCATTGATGACGGTTGTGGATCATTAGATGGAAAATCTAAAAAATAGAAAGGATGCCATATTTTACTACCTTCATATCCCCAATCTGGAAATAAGATACCACCCTTTAAAGTAGCATCGATCTCTTTTAAAAACTCATTAGAATCAAGACCACAATAAGTAGATAAAAATTTTTCAAAATTAAGAAGAGTAGCTTCACCAACTGAAACTGGAGTAGATACCTTTTTATCAATTAAAGTTACATCAACAAAAGGACATCTATGTTTAAATGCCGCAGCAGATAACCACCCAGAAGTTCCTCCACCAACTATAACGATTTTCATTTTTTCTTAAATACACCCATTTGGACTAGTACAAACATTGTAATTGCAGTCCAAGTAATCACATACCACATTAGTCGTTCCTCACTTCAATCATAAGACCATATTCAGGCAGATAGAGGTATTCTATCAAACTGTTCGCCAACGTCCTTAGAGCGTCGTCTAGGGTCTCTACAAGGGGTTCTCCACCAAGGTTGAAGGATGTATTGAATATAATAGGACAATCTGTTTGATTATAGTACTCTTGAATGATATCATAGTAATTTTTATTCTGATCTGAAGTAACAGTTTGAATCCTACATGTACCATCAACGTGAATGATTGCTGGAATCCTTTCCTTAATACCTTCCTTACAATTAACAGCATACATCATAAATGGAGTCTCATCCATACCACGGAGATCAAACCAATCATGTACATGTTCTTTTAGAATAGAACCTGCAAATGGTCTGAAGTACTCACGACGTTTAACATGATTAACATGATCCTTACCTTCTGGATCACGAGCATCATAGAGAATAGATCTATTACCTAATGCACGAGGTCCTGCTTCCGATTTACCTTGGAACAATGCAACAATATTCTTACTGGTAATAAGATCTACTGCATCCTTATGGTTAGCTTCAAAGACTCTTGTTGCATTATATTTTTCAGCAACTGCCAAAATTTCATCATTCTCATACTGGTACTCTGGTCCTGTGTATAAGTCATGAACATGAGGTCTTACTGTAGAGTCTTGTGATAACTTATGATAATGTAGATAAGCTGCACCAAGAGCAGTACCAGCATCATTACTAACTGGTTCTACAAATAGATTAATATCTTCATGTTCTAATTCCTGAAGTAACCAATAGTTTGCAACACAATTTAATCCATATCCACCAGATAGAATTACATTTTTCTCCCCACTCATTTCAACTGCTTTGAGAATAAGATCCAAAACCATCTCTTGAGATTCTGTCTGAATGGCATATGCCATATCTCTACGACTTTGAAGTTTTGTCAAATCCCCATTCTGTTCTTCTGGAGAAGTATATAATTCCTTAAATCTTCCTTGATTAACAACAGCACCATTAGGATAAGTGGGAACTATAACATCTCTATTAGTAGTTTTCCAAAAAGACATTCCATCATGATCAGTATAAATTTCTGGTATATTATCATTGGGTTTTCCATAAGGAAATAACCCCATAGTCTTACCAGCTTCAATAGGTTGCCATCCACAATATTGAGTTACTGCTTCATATGCTTTAACAATACCAGCAGAATCATCTAATGTAAGATGATACGTTCCTTCCTCTCCTTCTCTTTTAGCTGGGAAATCTGGTAACTCTACTCCTGGCCAAGGACCTCTACCTCCTTGATGTTTATAAAGAGTTTTAAAATTATCTGGATAAGAACACTTAAAAACTGTTTCCAATTCCCAAGTCATTTCTTCTTGCCCACCTATACGCATAGGAATGAATGTCCCTGCACCATCTACAATAACAGCAACAGCACTTTCAAATCCAGATCTATACAAACCACATGCAGCATGGAGTTTATGATGGATATGACTATAATCTGTAACCTGTGGATGTTCCCACAAATTCTCTACGTTCCTTTCTATTAACCCCAACTTACTTGCTAGGCCTGTATATACGTTCTCTCCTGTAAAATCAACCTGACCTGCATCACTCAATGGTTGAGTGTGTGCAATGACAAGATGATCCAATTTATCTGTGTAATCTAAAATCTTAACGATGGAAGCATAAGGACCACCATCATATTTTTTTCTAGAAAACCTTTCTTCTTCAGTAGCAAATACTAATTCACCATCAGCAAGAAGACAAACACCAGAGTTGTGACCCCTAGCAATTGCTGCAATCCATTGTGTCATTATCAAGCCTCACTTTTTTTCTCAATTTTTATAGAGGGTTTGTCAGATTTCAACAAGCTTTTTACTTCTTGTGCAAATCCTTTATTTACTTTAGGTGGTTTAGCTGGTTTTAAAGTAAAGTTTGGTGTTGGAGCTTCTGGTTTAATTCTACCTGTGCCTTGATATGCAGATGGAGTTGTATTTTGAGCCCCAGCATAAGCAGCTGCTGTTGCACCAGAAACATGATCGTGATTAGGATTATCGCAACAATCTTTTTGTTCTTGTTGTATAGGAACATATGTTCCAGTAAACTTGGTTGGTTTTCCAAGTCTCTTTCTTACAGAATCAACAACTTGTTTAATCTGAGCTTTATCCATCTCCATCGATTGGTCGTTAAACCTTTCAATATGTTCTTCTTGACTTATTCTAATTGGAGAATATTTTCTTCTGCCATCACCAATATCAATTACATCAAAGTCCTTATCATCAGGATATGATATATTAACTGGGAATGTAGATCCAACAACTACAGTTGCAGTTCCATCAAGAGCTTTTACTAAATGTTGTCCCATACTATCACAACCTAGGAAGTGATCTGCAACATCAATTACAGCAGCCCAATGACGCATATCTTGGATCTGTGGTCTTGCAATCTTATATTTGGACTTCTCTTCATTTTCCTCTACTGGGAAATGAATCTCACTCATTACAATGACAGCATAATCCTTCTTGAGTTGATTAATGATATCAACAGTATTAACTAGAGATAGACTTCTAGAACTACCATCTGCAACAAAATCTCCCAGTTGTTCGACTCCTCTTCCAAATGGTTGAATGACAAGAACCTTATCGTTACCTGTTACTGATTTTACTTCTTGAACAACATTATAACCAGCAATAACTTCCATCTTAGAGAGGTTAAGTGTTGGTTTTGATACTTCTCTTGGTGCTTCTAGATTATTAATTTGAATATCAAAAGCTTGAGTAAGACTACACTTCTGATTATAGTAGTCCCAAACTCTATATGGTTCTAGGGTAACACATTGTCTGTCTTTAATATGATGTTCAAATACATTCTTATGCCATACATCATATGCCCTTCCATCTAATGTTGGATGACCTTTATAAAAGTCTGTACCACCCTCACAAATGATAACAAAATCATCATCTGGATTCTCTTCTGCATATTTCTCTAAAGCGGGAATAGAGCAAATTACACGCCCTGCTCCGCCATTAATGAAAAAGGCTTTCGATCTCATTTTTTTTCACCTCAAGTAAGTAGAATAATGATTTTCATGATTCCTATATCTATATAGTCACATAAAAAACACCTGTGTTAGACGGGGTTTTGTTTGAAACATATCCCTATTTAGAATCGCTCCATGTGTATGTCTAGCTTCATATAACACCATTCTATTATACTTCATTTCGCATGTAAATGCATCTTTTTCATCTGGTTTAAATCCTGGCAAACCCTCTTTAAAAGCATAAAATTTAGTACCACCATCATACTCATCCTCTTGATTCAAATATACAAGAGATGCCCATTTATATTTTGTATCATCTTTATGGTATGTAACTACATCTCCAAAATAATTATCTTGTCGTTTAGCGAAGTCTGATCCATAACTTACATTGACCCAGAACTTCATATCATTCCATTTAGAATCAAAATCATCAGAATCATATTCAATATTTTCCCAAGTATCTTGTTTGCAAAGAAACTCATATATTGGTTTTAAGTTTTTCTTCAATTCTAAATTGTCCTCACATACTCTTTTACCTATTAGGTCACCTGTAACTTGATTATTATTCGTAGTTTCACAGGATAAAGCATAATTACGAACTTCTTCTGGATTTTTATAGAAATTATCTATTACAAATATCTTTCTCCAAACATATCCAGCATCATTATGTTTGTAATGATCATATAACTTATGAACTTGTACCTGATAGTCATTTACTTCAAACATGATATTCCCAAGCATTAAAAAAGATGACCTTTCGATCATCTTAGTTAATTTATATATGCAAGATTATCCGTTTGGTGGAGCCCAAGGAGCAGATCCATCTGCATTTGGTTCTGGATCATCAGCTGGAGCTGCAAAGTTAGGTTCTTCGGGGAACATAAACTGAGCAATGTTGGGATCAACAGATGCATCTGCCATTGTCTTAGGGAAGTCCCTTAACTTAGTACGATATGCTTTCCACTGATCTTTCAATGCATCAGGCATATCCTCAGCGATGGCTCCATCACTATTTTCAAGAAATCTCTGTCTCTGAGTTCTGATGTTATCCCAAGTTAGATCTCCTGGCCCACCATTAATTTTTTCCTGAACACTAAATGCACTAATCTCTAATTGATTAGAACCATTCTTTTTGAGGGTATTGAAATCATAGATATCATCAGCCATCAATGGAGTACTATAAGAGAACCTTGGATAGTCTGCTGAGATGTTAGGTGATCCTTGGTGGATTACCTCTCCAGTACCTCGTTCCTCTTCTTTCTCGTCGATAACTGGGCCACGTAACTGACAAATTAAAGCATTTGTGTCACTTGCGGCGCAATCAACCTCAAACCACTCAACTACGTCAGCGGGTCTTGGACGACCATCTGCAATATCGTCTTCTGTTAGAGGACCATACTTTTCTTTACCATCAGCTCCTAACTGTAGGTAGATTTTATCTGGACCGTCATACGTACAGTCCCTAGTCTTATTGTCACTAAAAGAGTGATCAACAAGGAAGTTATTAGGAAGTTTTAGCTTCCATGCATGTGAAATAATTTTAGTTGCCATTTTTCTTGGATTTCTTCGGGTTTACTCCTTCGCCTTTTATTTATACAATTGCATAAAAAAAGAGGGGTAGAAACCCCTCCAATCCATCTCGAACTTTTTTTATTTATCTGTTGCAACACCTACACGAGTAACTCTTGGATCCTGTTTTGGGTCGTAAGTAGTTGAGGTGTTTATCACCGACGGTGGAGCAGATCTAGTAATTCTAGGATCAGTCGATGGATCATACTCAGTAGGATTAGTATCTGACATTTTAGACGTAAGTAATCTTAACTAGACCAGAACCACCTTGTCCTCCTTGACCACAACAACGACCACAATATGAAGTCATAGCACTCTGAGCACCGTGACCATAAGGTACAGTCCAGCAACCACAACGTATCCAACAATGTCTAACAGCAGAGACAACACCTAGGGTTCCAATGAATGGAGCACCTGTTGGGTTCTCAAAGTTGTAGAAACAGTGACAATCCCATCCATAAAGTTTGTATGATGTTCCAGCATGGTTACCCATACCGAAGTCTCCACCCCATGCGCCAGGTTGTAAGCAGCATCTCTCAAACTGTGAGTAACATGCGTTTGACCAACCACCAGTTGCACAGGCTCTTGTACCACCTAAGGCACAGAAATTACTTAAGTTATAACCATTAACGTAGGATGAACATCCGTGACACCCTACACATTCTCTTGAACAACAACGATAAACTCCACCAGCACATACACTATATGAACAACCACCTTGAGATGAAATAGTTTTTGTGTTATAGAATCCACCACCTGCACCAAACCAGTTCTGACATCTGTTACAAGAACAAGTACCGTGGCCATTACCACCAGCACCCCAAAGTTCAAAATTAATCTTGTTTATTCCAGTTGGTACTGACCAGTTACAGCAACATCCAGGCGTACAGGAGTTTGGACTACCATAAACCCATTTAATGTTCCAGTTGGAGAAAGCACCCGAAGCCAGCGCAGACGATGGAATACTACCATCCGTTACCTGCGAGTTCTTGATCTGTTTGTATGATGAATAATTGGCCATCGTTTCTCCTTACTTAGAAGTATGTAATTTTAACTAGTCCACCGCCACCTGTACCACCTTGACCGCAACAGCGACCACAGTAGTTTGACATAGCGCTTTGTCCGCCATTACCATAAGGTACAATCCAGCAACCGCAACGTACCCAACAGCCTCTTGTTGCCTGTTGGACCATAGAACCGATTAAAGGAGCACTGGTAGGTGTAATACCTTGGTTATAACAATGACACCAACCTCTATATGTATCATAACTTGCGTTACTCCATACACCATAGTGGTTACCCATTGCCATCTCTCCACCCCATGTGGTAGGAGATGCACAACATGACCAATCAGATGTACATTCTTCTGTCCAAGATGTGTTAGCACATGCTCGACCACCACCTACGGCACAGAAATTAGAGAATCCATAACCATTAATGTAAGAAGAGCATCCATTGCAACCGTAACACTCTCGTGAAAGGCAAGGATAAACACCAGCAGCACATACACTGTATGTACAACCACCTTGAGTAGTAGCAATCTGACTATTATAGAATCCACCACCAGCAGACTTATAGTGCTGACATCTGTTACAGGAACAAGCGCCTGTTCCGTTACCACCTGCACCCCAAAGTTGGGCCCACAGCTTAGTAACTCCTGTAGGTACTTGCCAGTTGCAGCAACAACCAGGCGAGCATCTACACATTGTTCCATATACCCACTTAACACCGTAGGTAGATGTAGGAGAAGTACTGAACTTATCCCCTGTTAAGATACCATCTTCAAAGGTATCTCCATTAATTTTTTTGTAAGACGAATAATCAGCCATTTCTGCTCCTTACATCCAAGTAATACGTACAACGCCAGATCCACCCTGGCCACCCTGACCGCAACAGCGACCACAGTAGGATGTTAATCCACCGCCACCACCTGTTGCATAAGGCGCAGTCCAGCAACCACAACGTTGCCAACAGTGAGTCATTCTGTGTTCTTGACCCATTGCAAGGAACGGAGCTCCTGGCGAACAAACGTTACCAACGGTTGCACCACAATGACAGTTCCAGTGACCAGACCAGTGTGCCTGGTGACCACTCATGGTAAAGTCTCCACCCCAACTTCCTGGCGCCATGCAGCACCACCAAGTAGAGTGACAATGGTTTGACCAGTCAGTGTTTGCACAACCTCTTGCACCACCTCTGGCACAGAAGTTGGATAAGTTATAACCATTTACGTAGGATGAACATCCTTCGCAACCGTTACATTCCCTAGAACAACACCGATAAACTCCACCAGCACATACACTATAACTACATCCACCATTTGTCTGAATGGTCTTAGTATTATATGCACCACCTGATGCAGCCCTGTAGTGCTGACATCTGTTACAGGAACATGATCCATGTCCATTTCCACCAGCACCCCAAACTTCCCACGTAATACGTGAAGCACCTGATGGTACTTGCCAGTTACAGCAACAACCTGGCGTGCATGAGTTTGGTGATCCTTTAATTGTCTTTACACAATAAGTTGGACCTGAACCCGACGCAAGTTTCTCTACACTTATGGATCCATTAGGAACCATAGCTGCCGTTACTTTTTTATATGATCGATAACTTGCCATTTACAATCCTGTTTAAGGGGTTAATAATTCATAATAGAATGGGAGGAAGATCCTCCCGAATCACATTAGATGGTGAATAGTCTCCATCCGTATGTATCACCAGAGAAGGCGAGCTCAAATGCGGCACCTTCTGTATTTACGGTAAGATCTGAAGTATCTCCCTGAATTGGTTTTCCGTTACGGGCGACTGTCAATGCGTTAGAATCGAAGGTCTTAGCAACGTCGAAGAACCTGATTGTATCTCCAAGGTTAGGAGAAGCAGGTAAAGTACAACTGAAAGGACCACCAGTGGTGTTACAGAAGTAGACGTTAGCAGCAAGAACGTTTGTATTGGATGATAATGTACTAAACGCAAGGTTACCAGGCTGTTGCCATGCAGTTCCATCATAGTACTCAAGAGAACCAAGAGTAGTATTGAATCTTAAGCAACCAGTGTTGAACTCATCATCAACGCCGCCAGGTCTTTGAGCGGTTGTACCTACTGGAGGTGTCATCGCCTTAGTTCCCATTGCGCCACGGGTTAAGAAACCACGTACTGCGTATTCAGTAGGAACTGCGTTGTTAGCGTTACCTGCAAGTGTTTGGTCGGAGGAGAATTCACTAATTGATTCACCAATCTGACCACCAATAGCACCCAGTCTCAATTCTGTCAAACCAGACAGGTTGAAGGCGGAAGCATCCAATGTAGCACGACCAGTTAGCTGATCAACCGAGAAGAATTCACCAACTCGGAAGTTACCACCTTGGTCGGTAGATACGAAGAACACCTTACCAGGCCCATATACGTTTGTCTCATTACCCTGAATAACTCCAGCGAGATCAACGTTAGGATAGTTAGTTTCAGTCTTGTTACCAGTACCAACTGCGAGGAAGTCATGACCTGTTAGACGACACTGTGAGAACAATGTTCTAACGTCAATTGTAGATCCAGCGCCTGCGTTAGTTATAGCCCTTGTATCCCATGTACCGACTGTCTTCTCTGGCGAAATTGTCAGAGTAGCACGATTCGGGAACGTAATAGCGACACCTGCGGTTGATCCTGCCTTCCACTCGAAGTAAGTTGCAGCAGTAGAAACGTTTGTAACTGTGTTAATGATGTAGAATCTTTCATCTGCACCATAGAGTGAGGTCTTAATTCCGATAGCGTCAC